GGTTACAAAATTCAAAAAGGAATTAATAAAGATAAAGTTATAAAACATGAGTAATGATAAATTAAGAACACTTCACACTATATTAGCTGAAAAGTTACTAGAGAAAATTACAGACCCAGATGTGAAGTCAGCAGATTTGAATGTGGCCAGACAGTTTCTAAGAGATAATGGAATAGATGCAGTACCTACTGATGAAAGTCCATTACAAAGATTAATAGACGAAATGCCATTTAATGAAAAACCAAAAGCTGTTATCAAAAATTAGTGATTTTAGAAACTTCCTATATATCACTTGGAAGCATTTAAGATTACCAGAACCTACGCCTATACAATATGATATAGCTGAATACCTACAACATGGTACTCAAAGACAGATAATTAGTGCTTTTAGAGGTTGTGGGAAGTCATGGATTACTTCAGCTTATGTTTTATGGCGTTTATTATTAGACCCACAGCTTAATGTATTAGTAGTTTCAGCTAGTAAGAATAGAGCAGATGACTTTAGTACGTTTTGTTTAAGACTACTTCAAGAGATGCCTATACTAGAACATCTTTATCCAAAGGTTAATCAAAGGCAATCTAAGATTAGTTTTGATGTTGCACCTGCTTTAGCAAGTCATCAACCTAGTGTTAAGTCTTTAGGTATTACATCACAACTTACAGGTTCACGTTCTGATTTAATTATTGCAGATGACATTGAGACTTCAGGAAATACACAAACTCAAACAATGAGAGATAAATTATCTGAAGGTATAAAAGAATTTGAAGCAATCATTAAACCTGAAAAGCAATCAAGAATTATATTTCTAGGCACACCCCAATCTGAATTTTCTATATATAATAAACTTCAAGAGAGAGGTTACAAAGTCAGATATTGGACTGCCAGATACCCAACTGAAAACCAGTTGAAGTCTTATGGTTCAAGTTTAACACCCATCATTGGGAACACTTGGACACATGAGAGAATAGGTAATCCTACAGACCCAATAAGATTTAATGATGAAGATTTATTAAAGAGAGAAGCAAGTTATGGTCGTTTATCTTTTAACATGCAGTTTATGTTAGATACGACTTTAAATGACTTAAATAAATATCCTTTAAAATTATCAGACTTAATAGTTATGTCTTTAAATCCAGACAATGCTCCTGAAAAGATTATATGGGCTTCAAGTCCTGAATTAAAACAAGAAGGTTTACCTAACGTAGGTCTTCAAGGGGACGCATATTACAGGCCAATGCAGACACAAGGAGAGTGGTTGGAGTACACAGGTAGTGTGATGTCTATTGACCCAGCAGGAAAAGGTCGAGATGAGACTAGCTACTGTGTTACTAAGTTTTTAAATGGAAATATATTTATTTTAGATGCAGGTGGATTTAGTGCAGGTTACACAGAACATGTTTTAAATAAATTAACTCAAATTGCTAAAAAGAATAAAGTTCATAAAATCTTAATTGAGGAAAACTTTGGTCAAGGAATGTTTGAAGCATTATTACAACCTTACTTAAATAAAGAATATAAATGCACAACAGAATTAATAAGACAAACAACAAATAAACACAGAAGAATATTAGACACTTTAGAACCTTTAATATCTCAACACAGAATTATAGTAGATGCTAATGTAATCAGAAATGATTATGAAAAAACTAACGAATTGTACCCACCAGAACAAGCATTAAAATATCAATTATTTTATCAAATTTCACGCCTTCAAAAAGGAGCTAATACTTTAGCCCAAGATGACCGAATTGATGCGTTGCAGATTGCCTGTCAATATTGGCAAAAACAATTAGCTAAAGACCAAGACCAAGCATTTAGAGATAGAAAAGATGATATGCTCAATGCTGAACTAGAGAAGTACTATGGTACTGAAACTAGTAATTCTTGGATAAAAATCTAAAGAAATCCTAGTTATCTGCAGTAAAGCTAGGGGTTCTAGTATGGGAGACTACGCTAGAACCACATATTTGATTAAAGTACCCTTATAGAATAGAGACCAATTTAATTAGTACCCATATTAGAAGGTACTAGTGATTAAAGTACCCTTATAGAATAGAGACCAATTTAATTAGTACCCATATTAGAAGGTACTAGCGATTAAAGTACCCTTATAGAATAGAGACCATTTACTTGGTAGAATAACACTGTAACTATGCAAATCTCTTAGACCAATGCCATTTACTTGGTAAGTCCGACCTATGGTTTCCCAATATATTACAAATGGTGGATAAATAGGTCGTTAATAGGTTGCCCTCTTGGAAAGACAATAAAAGTAAGACAATCAATAAAGTTCCACTACTGTAGTACTTGATAGGTACTTATAGTTAAACTTAAAGATATAAGAGCAATAGAAAGACATAATCATCAAACACTTATGTAATAAGCTAATGATGATGCTTTCCTTGACCTCTTGTTTCTAGAATAGGAGTAATGATTATGATTAATAAAACTATATACCTTAAATCTTTAGTTAAGAACTTTAAGCCTAAAGCTGAAGCTTATCCTAAAGAGATAATTAAGGAATTAAGAGAGTTAGGTATAGACCTAATGACAACTAAAAGTAAACCTACAACTAAATCAGATGCACAAGCAGGTAGGGATTTTATACTAAATCACACAGAGGAGTTTTTGCAACATGTGGTTAATTATAGTTTAGACGAAAAGTTTGGTGATATTTTACATTCTAAAAAATTTGAAGAAAAAATCTGACTACTACACGTATATAGGGGGAATTTTTTTTACCCCCATAGGCATTAAATAAATATGAGGGGTGGGGGGTCTTTGAAAATATACGATTGCAACATTTGTTGCACCAGTTGATAGTATTATTTAGCACTGGCAACAATACTTGTTAGTTGTCGAGACTAATCTTATAGTTTTTCTATATATTTTATTTTTTTTCTAGATTTTTTTCTATTTAAAAAATTCAGGTGCATGTCTCTCATTATCTGTTTTGAATTTTTCCTCTTAATGTGATATGTAGAACCTATGGTTAAACTATTGAAGAAGAAGGCAAAGGCATTAAGTCCTAAAGAGTTAGCAGATAGCATACACCAAGTAGACGCTGATGCAGAAGGCATCACACTTAAAGAATATTATAAACGTAGAGTAATTCGAATTGCACAACAATCAGAATACAAGAAGACACATTGGGTTTCTAAACTTACAGACAACCAAAAGTATTTGATAGTTACAACCACACCGAAGCCACATACCTACATGAGTTTGCCATTATCTAAAGATAACCAAAAGGAAATAGAAACTTATAAAGAAAATAATGAAGGTTATGCAAGGTGGTTACTTACAGTAGATAAGTACAACAAATCACAAATGATGTCTAAAGTTATAAGAGATGGTAACCCAAGATTTAATGACACTGGTTTAGAAGAAGTGATGGAAGAAATCATGTGGCATAAGATTAGACTTAACTACAAGGAACTTAAAGAACAGCATGGACAGGGTTTTGAAGACATATACGTTGCCTACAAACAAACTAAAGGTAAAGTAGCTAGTGATAAACTTGCTGTCTATTTAAGAACCCAAAGAAAAGAAAATATTACACAAAGAAAAATTAGATTAGCAATGCAGTCTTTAGAGGAAAGTTTTAGACCACTTAAAGAAGCATCAGAGAAAGTTAGAGATGTTATTGCAAAAGATTATCTTGAACTAGGTCGTAAGCTAAAGATTAGACCTGATATTGAAGGTACTAACATTGAAATTAAATTTGATAGACATCATAAATATGGACACAATATAGACGTACAGAAAAATAGAGTTGCAGTATCACAAGGCTTAAACACTTTGATGTCAAAGAACAAACTCAAGAAGCCTATAGATATAGCCGAACATTATATCAACACATATAATGAACCTGCAAAAGCAGACTACTTTGTTGATAGTTATGATAACGCTGTAGCATTAGCTAGTGCTACTGGAATGTTACCACAAAGAATATTTAAGCTAGTATGTGATGATTTAGTTAAGCGTAGAAAACATTATGACCAACAAGCATTTATTGCAGAGGGTATTCAAATAGAAGAAATCATTAACCTTTATGAAGGTAAGATTAAAAAGAAATCATCATACTCATTTAAAATGTTCTTTAGATGTGAAGAAAGAAAATTTTGGAGTGAGAAATATAAGTATCATTGGAAAAGTTATCAAAGATTTATGGAAGACTTTCCTAAATGGCTTAGAATTTTTAAAGCTAACGCAATCAAAAGAGATGAAAGTGAAGCTGATGTTATGGCAGATTTTCTTTCAAGACCAAATAAATAAATTTAAAATCCTGAGTGAGTTCGGACTTCAATGTTTATACCACTGTCCACAGTGTGTTCGGATTTAATCATTAGGCGTTGCGTAGTATAAAAAAATAAAGATGTTACCTTACACATGAAGCGATTGTTGTAAGTTATTTTCCTTTCATTCTTTCCACTTACATTAAGAGCCAGTCTCCAGTCGCTTCATACTTTTTAGTAAACCAAAGAATGTAAACAATAGGATAATAAAATGTTAAATAAAGAAGAAGTAGTAAGAATAAAGAAAGCACTAGCAAAAGGTAGAATGGTTTATGACACTGGAAGAAAAGCAGGTAAATTTCCAATCTACGAACAATTAAGTACAGATGGTAGAAAGTTAATGGGATTAAAACCATTAGAAGAAATCATACCTAATTGGCAACAATACCTGCCACTTAAAAAGCAAGTGATAGTAACTGATGGGGGTATTCAATAGTGAACCCCTTAAAATACAAATCGGTTAGTATGAAAGTTGAAGCGTGGGATTTATGTACTAAATTATCTGCTCAGATACTTCCTAATACTATTTTCAGTAGGTCGCAAGTAGTGCAGTTTGCACTCACTAGATTAGCTAATGAAGTAGAAACCATAAACCCTAATATAACAAATGAAGGTGGCTTCATTAATAATGTAGGTGAGTTAGGCCTAATGAAGGATAGAGATGCTGAAAGAGAGTTGAGAAGAATTAAACTATATAAAGCACCTGACCCTGAATATGTTGGAACTGCAGTAACTCATGCTGAAGTGTTAGCTAGAAATAAAGCAATCTACAAACATAGAGTTATTGATAAAGACCTGACATTACAGCAACTAGGTACTTGTTATAATTTATCTAGAGAGAGAGTTAGGCAAATACAAGAACGTGAGGTGTCTTCTAAGACACTCAACCAACAAGAGGAAAAATATGCAAGTAATAACTAGAATATTGCAAGAGCATCTTGATGCCCATGCACCTGTTGAAACAACCAAAGCTGTGTCTTCTTATCTAGCTGATGAACTAAAAATAAAAGTTGATAGTTTTAAGCTGTTTGCCGAAGCACCTTTCAAAGCTGAGGTTGTAGTTTATGAAACACCCGAAGATTACCTAGAGTAGTTTCATGAACGATAATTCTTTTAAGAGTTCGCTTAACAGTAACAATACGCAGGTGGAGAAGTTTATACACTTTTTTCCCCACCTCAAATGTTCTATTGGGAAATTAATCAAATATGGTACTAACAAAACAATGCACTTTATCTATTTTTTCGTAGATATATTAAACCCACTAATGAAACCACTTGTGCATGGAAAGGAAAATGATATATATGTTGAATAAAGTAAATAAAAAAATGTCTAAATTAACAACACAGATAACTTCAATACTTGCACATGGTATATGTAAGGTATGGGCGTGGGGTCGTAGCTTCAATGATAAAAATAATTTTGATTATTTTATTAGAGCTGTAAGACCATCTCCAACCAAATATCCATACATCAAAAAGCTAGTATATGAAGATGATTATGAGAGGTCTGTTACGTTGAAAATAGGAGATGTCGTTATTGAATATTCTTTTAGTAGAAAACTAGAAGAAGTTGATAGTAATGTTTGCGAGTTATTTACAACTGACTATGACCCAAGAGATGAAGTAGTTAAGGCTCTTGTATCGATTACCACTCAGCAACATCATAATAATTCTGTTTTGCAATTTAGCAAAAATGGAAAGGAAAATGATGGCTCTAAGTATAGAGAAGGTAATTCATAACCTTCACTTCGACAGACTATTTCTAGATAAGATTAGTAAGGTCGAGGAGCAAACAAGAAAAAACCTGCATGGGAATGGAATACCATTTCACTACATTGCAGTTTTTAAAACACTACTTTGCATGAATGAAAATGCAATGAACACAAGAAACATCTCAGCAAACTACGAGAAGATTTTTGGAAGACATATCTTACAATCATCTTTGAGTAGAACTCTGAGTTATCTTTCGGAAACACTTGGTCTTTGTAAATATGTAGACAGTGTGTATTCGCCAGATAGAAGATTTACTTGGTTGAAGCTTTCTTCAGCAGGTAAAACATTTCAAAAGCATTTGATTGGTTCAACAGACGTTGAGCAAATTCATGCTAGAGAAATGAGAAATGTAATCAACATAAAACAAGGGGGGTAGATAATATGGTACAAGTCGCACTTACTAGTATGTTGCCATCAGGCATTAGACTTCGTAAAGGAAAGAAGTTTGATAGTTTTATTGTGCAAACTAGAAAAAAAGTAATAGACGCAGAAGGCAAGGAGCATACGATTGCTGATGCTAGAACTGTTAAGTTCAGCGTTAAAAATCCTGCTACAGATAAAGAGTATACAGAAGGTTTTCTGTCTGCTTTAGAAGAAGCTAAAAAAGAAAAACTTTTAGCTATTCAACATATCGCTGTTCATGGAGTAGAGAGTACTAAAGCTCCTAAGCAAAGAGGTGTTGGAACAATAGGAGAGGTCTTTGATTTAGTTTATAAATCTAGATGGGAAAATAGCTCACAGCAAAAAACTGTGGATATTTATGCTAAAGACCTGTTTGCATTTTTTCCTAAAAGTATGACAATGGAAGAACTGCACCAAAGAGTAAACTACGATAATTTTATTTTGTTCATGGAGAAAAGAATTACTGAACGAAAAATGAATAATCGTGGCACTTACAACAACTCTAGTACCAACAGAAGGTTCATGATAGTTAGAGTGTGTACTGCTTATGCTATTGCATATGGCTTGATGCACAAAGATAAAGTGATGAACACTGACCCTAGAGAAGTTGCTAACTATGGTTGGAAGAACCTTAAAGTTAAGGCAATTAAGAAAAAGAATGTCTTAAATAAAGAGGAAGAAAACAACATGATTGAGGAAATGAAAAAGCGTGGAGACCATGAGTTCGCTGATGAGTTTGCTTGGAATGTTGACGTTGGTATGAGATATGAAACAGAGATGCTTACTTTTACAATTAAAGATATTAATTGGAAGAAAAAGACAATCTGTTTTTGGAGAGAAAAAACAAAAGAGTATAGTGAAAACATTCCTTTATCTAAAAGAGCATGGAGTATTGCTACAAGATATAAAGATGTTGCACTTTCAAAAACAAGTCAACGAATGTTTGGACATTCCAAGCATAAGATAGAAGCTCTTTTCAAAAAGTATAGAGACATATTTGGTGTTGCAGATTTTACACCTTATGTAACCAGACGAATGTTTGGTACTAGACTTGCTGAAAGAGGAATTAATCCAAAAATCATAGCTAGAATGATGGGACATGCGTGTACTGAAACTGCACAAAAGTATTACATTCAAACTACTGATAAGGGTATGGAACGTGCTGTTAAGTTAACTGAAATATCAGACGAACAGTTTGATAGTTATTTAGATAACCAAAACAGTAACTATGGTCATAACTCTAAAGGATTGATTTAATTTATGAACAATGCTAATTACTCATCAAGTCGTAATGGGGGTGTGGTGGAATTGGCAGACACGTCAGTCTTAGGAACTGGTATCGCAAGATGTGAAGGTTCGAGTCCTTTCACCCCTACGAGAAGCAGATTGGTAGTTGCGTTAGTTTTGACACCTGATTTGTTAGTTACGAAAACTAGTGAAAGCAACAATACTAGACCATTAAAAAATGTTGCACGAGATGTTGCAAATGATAAAAGAAGTTGCAATTACGAAGTTAAAAAGTTAAGTGGGGCGTGGTTTTTTCGAAAATGGTTAGTCTTAGGAACCAGTATTGAAAGATGTGAAGGTTCGAGTCCTTTTTCGCCTACCATAAAGTTATAAATAATTATGAAAGTAACAATAGAAAACATTAAAGGTTTAAACAAAGACATTAAA